CTGTAGTCATTTTTAAAACCTCATTAGTATTTGTACGCATTCTAAATATGTCAGAAGTAAACGGAGTAGACCTTCGATAATCGCGCATAACAGCTCACATATTTTATAATAAACCAGAGTCATATTTGGTAAAATCATCTCCACCGGAGTAAGGAACATATGCGCTTTTTCTGCATTTCTGGCAAGTAAATTTAGCGAAAACACCAATACCTAGATTAACTCTTTGGACATAAGCCCATCGATGATGGCAAAAAAGAGTAAGTATCTTAGCTATAAGTACGAAAAACCTATTCACACTAGCTCCTTGATTTATGACACAGAATGATATAAAGCTATACAAAATTTAGGAGGTAGTCAAGGTGGATTATAGACAGCCTTTGAGTGTTAATTTTTATAAATCACAGTTGGATTATTTGAGGGGTATAGCATCAATTTACTCAATAAGCGTTTCAAAATTGGTTGGTTTTATGATTAAGTTATGCACAAACAATCACGATACTTTTATTGATTTCATCAAGAAAGAGATTGAACGAGAAAAAGTTAAATAAGGAATTTGATTATGAAAAGTGAGATTGTAACTAAAAGAGCTAAAGACATGTTGGATATTTTAACGGTCAGTCTTGTTGACTTTGTTGAAGAACTAACGATTGAGATCGAAAATGGCGACGAAGGATCGTTCGATTGGGAGATATTTTTGAACACAAATATGATTATGATTAATGGGCTAATGCATCATTACATTGAAAATCATTTAAAGGTTCTTCCGGGTGTTGATATTTCAGATTATATAGCTGCTCTGGATGATAATTTAAATCGGATTAAATTATACTATGCAGAGACAAGCAAAGAGATAAATTAACATTTATTTTTAACCTTTCTTCATGTAATCATTAAAACATGGAGAAAGATTATGGCCCTTGTTGCACCCAAAAAAACTATCACACTACGTTTACCTTCCCCGCATAGTGGTGGTCAGGAAAAACTTCTTTATTGGACATTGGATCATCCTGTTGCTCAAGTTCTGGTAGCTCCTGCTGGAGTAAAGACTGGGAAAGCACTAAGTCTGGATACTATCATTCCAACACCATTGGGCTATAAAACAATGGGAGAGTTGAATGAGGGTGATTATGTATTCGATGAGTATGGTAGACCTGTCTTAATTACTTACGCTACAGATCCCATGTACGATCATAACTGTTATGCAGTTAAGTTCTCAGATGGTAGCACTATCATAGCCGATGAAGAACATCTCTGGGCTACTGAGACTATTTTAGATAGAAGGTATGGTACTGGACCAGTTATTAGAACTACTCTTGAAATAAAAGATACTCTAACAAGAGATGGTAGAAATAATCATACTGTAAAAGTTCTTGCTGATGGACTTCAATATGAACCAAAAGATCTTCCTATAGATCCATATCTTCTGGGCTTATGGCTTGGAGATGGCTGTACCCATACTGGAAGAATCTGTAAACCAGATGAGCAAATATTCGATGAAATTCGATCTTTGGGATATGAAATTAATATTATTCCAAGCGATCCAAACAGTAGAAACATAGTCGGTTTAACTACTCAGTTAAAAGAACTTGGAATTCGAGAGAACAAGTTTATTCCAGAGATTTATCTTTTGGGATCAGAATCTCAAAGATTATCCTTGATCCAAGGTTTGATGGATACTGATGGAACAATTGATAAGCGTGGTAAATGTTCTTTTGATAACACCAATAAAAATATAGTTGATGGAATAGAAAAGTTACTATGTTCATTTGGGATAAGAACACATAGACGACAAAGAATTGGTAAACTTTATGGAGTTGAAAAGAAAACTTGTTATTCCGTTTGGTTTACTACAGATCGTCCTGTTTTTAGATTAAAAAGAAAGCTAGATCGAATAAAGCTAATAACATCCAGAGCTAAACATCGAACAATAACATCAATTATAGAGGTTCCTTCTGTTCCGGTTAGATGCATTAGGGTGGATAGCCCAACACATTTATTCCTAGCTGGTGAAACGTGCATTCCGACACATAATACTTATGGATCATGCCTATGGATGATTACAGAAGCATTATCAACACCAAGGCTATTTTGTGCTTGGATTGCTCCTACTTACTTAAAATGTAAAATTGCATATCGATATTTTAAGAGTTTTTTACCTCAAGATTCCTCCATCAGTATGATGGATGGGCTACTAGAGGTTCGTTTTGGTAATGGTTCGTTCGTCAAATTCCTTCATGGTAAGGATGCTGAAACGACCATCGAGGGTGAAGCGGTCGATAGGTTTGTTATCGATGAGGCTGGTAAGATTTTAAAGCAGGTTTGGATCTCCTTGACTACAACCATAACCCAGACAAGGGGTAAGGGAATAGTTACAGGAACGCCAAGGGGTCTGACTTGGTATTACGATATAGCAAAACAAGCCCAACGAAATGATGATCCATTTTTCTGCTATTGCTCTATGAAAACAGAAGATAGCCCATTTGTAACTAAAGAGGCTATTTTAAGAGCTAGAAAACTATTACCTCATCATCTTTTTGCTCAGTATTACATGGCAGAATTCATTAGCCATAGTTCGACATTCGGCGATTTAGACCTTATGTGGGATGAATCCTATGTTGTAAAGAGTTCTCATGAGAAGTTCTGGCTGGCTGATGAATCTCAGAGAAAAGATGATATAGTTCATGGGATAGATATTGCTAAGAAGATGGACTACACCGTATTTTATTCGGTAAATAATAGCGGCAAGCTTGTTGGCTTTTGCCGATTTCAGCATGTTCCCTATCCTCAGCAGGTTATTAGACTGAAAACATATCTGACAAATTACTTCGGTAAGGCTGAAAACACGATCAGATTTGACTCTACAGGTGTTGGTGTAGCGTTTGAGGATATGCTTGAAGAAGCACAACTAGAAGCTTCAATGTATCCTATATCGTTTACTAACAAATCTAAGAGTGAAATGATAACAAAGGCAGTTATGGCTATTCAATCTGGCTGGCATAAAGCGCCAAGGATAAAGGGTATATCCCATGAATTTGCTGTGTACGAACTTTCTGTAACATCGACTGGGCTACATAAATACGGAGCTCCAGAAGGTGAGAACGACGATATTGTTTCTGCTGCTATTTTGGCTATTTCTGGAGCATATGTTAACTCATCTACTGCTGATAGTGAGAAATTACTTGAGGCAGCTTTGAACGGCGAATCTCTTGATGATATTATAGGAGCATATTCAGCCGTGATTGAGGATGAGGAACAAATATTCGTTACTGAAGATGGTATGTTTGATGATGGCGAAGTCGATATCGATTTTGAAAACGATTAACTAAGGATATTAAAATGGGCATTTTCTCCAGAAAACCAAAGAAAATAGATGCTGTTATCCCGATGAAGAAGGATGATTTTAATGATATGTCCGAACTTAACGGCAAGTTTGGTGATTTTGATATTGATGAGATAATTAAGAAGGATTTTTCTTATGACCAATTTCAAGTATCAGACCAAAAAGAAAGCGGCAATTACTTTGGTAGCGAGTTTGATATACAGGCGACTATTGGCCGTCTTAAGGCTCTTTATCTCAAAGAGCCTTGGGTCAATACATGTTCTTCTCTTATTGCTAGAAATCTTGTTACTGTTCCTTTTAGGGTCTATAGCAAGTCTACTAATGAAGTTATCAAGAATCATCCTCTTGAGGCGCTGATTAACACTGGTAACTACATAACCAGTAAAGTTTTCAGAGATAGCTGCTCTTATACTGATCTTGTTTTAGCAGGTAACTACTTTCTGATTTTGACTAAAGACAATAAATCATGTTTCTGGGTTCCTGTTGAATCGGTTACTCCTAACCTTAGAAACGCAGATACAGAAGAAAACAAAAGAAAGATTATTGAGGTAGGACCACTTGAATCGATCACGATTGGTGAAAATTCTCTGCTTAGACTTTCTGAAGAAGTAATTCCATTTGAGCGAGTAATTCATATTAAGCTTCCTAACCCATTCAATCCGTTTTATGGGCTACCTCTCATCATCGCAGCTTCGAGGCCGATTCTTCTTGATCGATATAAGAATGAATATGAGATGGCTTTTTACCTCCGTGGCGGTATGCATTCTGGGGTAATTGAGACAGAGCAGGATATTAGTAAAACTCGAATGGAACGTCTTATGAGGACATTCGAGCAAGCTTTCACTGGTAAGCGCAATTGGTGGAGACAGCTCTTTTTACCTAAAGGAGCTAAATGGATTAACTCGACTTTAAGCATGGCTGAGATGCAGCATTTAGAATCGCTTAAAGAAAACAGAACAACACTACTTGCTAACCTTGGGATACCTCCTAGTCAGGTCGGTATAGTTCAGGATGTAAATAGATCGACTGCTGAAGATCAGAAAGCTAACCTTTGGAACAATACAATTGTTCCTCTTAGTTTGATGATTGAATCTGGCTGGAATAGTTCTCATCTAATCAAGAATGTTTACAAAGATAAGTTTTATATCAAGGCAGACTTTGAAGGTCTTGATGCGCTTGAGGGATCATTTTATACCAAGTGCGAGTTAGGTGATAAAGCTAAGTCATTTATGACAATCGATGAGATTAGAGAATTCATTCTCAATATTCCTAAGCTAGGTGATGAACGAGGAAAGATGTTCGTTGCTGAGATCGTTAAATCTAACACTGGCAATGTTGGAATACCCGCGCCTACTCCTGCGCCTACACCCGCGCCTGAGGCCGAGCCTACGCAAGACGGCAAGGCTTTAACTGAGGGTAATACAGAAGATGGTAACGGCGAGTATAGACATGTTCACTTTTGCAGATGGGATGATTTAGGAAATGGCACAACAATTGGGTCGGTTCAGGGTAATGGCGAACAACATCAGCATGATATTAAGAATTTTAGGGTTATTGCTTCTGGTGATGATAGTCATACTCACCCAAGCATTGAAAGCAGCAATACGACTGATTTTTCCGCTAAAAAAAAAGCGGTTAGTAACCAATCGGATCTGGAAAAAAAAGAATCTAAAAAGTACAAGGATCAACTAGAGAAATATTTCGATGTTCTTATGGCTAATGCAAGGTATGCGCTTAGAAGTGGTAAGGATATCGGAGCTGTTTTAGCCTCAAATCATGTTCGGCGTCGTGATGTTTATATTAGTTCAGTAACTCCTGTTGCATATGAAATACTCGATAGATCATTTAATATGTCTACCGATAATTCCAAGAAGTTTACTGCTATTCATGTTAAGGCTCCGCTTACATTTAGCCCAACGGACGATATAGCTATAGAGGCGATAAGACAGAGAACAAAAGATGAGCAAAGAGAGATCTTACGCAAGAGACTTCTCGATGGTTTTGTCGATGCTTCGGGTGGAATTGATGCAGTAAGATCAGAAGAGATCATGCAGCTTATCGAAGATGGGCTATCACAAGGCAAAACAAATGATGCGATTGCTCAATCGTTAGCTGCTGATTATCAGGTAAAATATGGTTACCGAGTTGATACAATCGTAAGGACAGAGATTTTATCTTCAATATCTCAAGGTATAGAATGGAATCATCGAGTTCTTGGCGAGGTTTTTACCGAAACTAAAAAACAATGGTTTCATGTTGGTGATGAATTATCTAACCCAGATGCCAGAAAAGAACATGCCGATTTCGAGAAAGCAGGAGATCATGGTGTAGTATCAGCAGATTATCTTTGGTATAATCCTACTACCGGATCAAAAATGGCATATCCTAGAGATCCAATTGCTGGAGCTAAAGATATCATTAATTGTAGATGTACGATGGTTACGATAATTCCAAAAGAAGCTAAATCTAGATCTGATTTAATAGTTAATTCATAGGAAGAACAATGAAGATAAAATACAAAGGTACTGAGAGCAATATCGAAAGGTACAAGGATTTTGTTAAAACCCAAGAAGAAAATCTTCGACAAAATTCTAAGTTCATTAACTATAAAGATAAGAATGATGGATTCAGAATACTTCATGGTGAATTAAAGATTAAGACAGCTCATGGTCAGCAATCTGAAAGACCGATTAGCGGTGTTCATCCAGACGATAAACTCTATATCGATGGTATGGCTAACGCAAATGTTGAAGATAGGATGAATGAAATCGTCAATCCTTCTGGATGCGATGTTCGTAGTTATGTAAGAAATCCAATCTTATTATCAGATCATATGTATCATAGCTCGTATGCAATAGGTATTGTCGAGGAGTTAAGAATTGAGGGTGACGGCGTACATTTCACCGCATATATCGGCGATCCTTCATTGGGTCAATTAACCGATAAGCAGAAGGAAATTAGAAGTTTAGTAGCCCAGAAGATTCTAAAAACTGTATCGATTGGGTTCATTCCCAAGGAAATTACAGTTCCAGAATGGGATGAGGAAACAGGTAAGATGATTTCTCCTGCTAAGATTGAGAAATGGGAGATGTTAGAATTATCAATAGTACCAGTACCAGCTAATCAGGATTCAGTATTTGATATAAAAACATTGACAAATAATAAAGATTTCAAAGAAAATGGAACGAAGGCCGAGGGAACAGTCATTCAATCTTTAATATTTGATAAAGAGTTATTCACCGCAGAGACAGCAAAAAAGTGGGCTTTGGACCATGATTTTAAAGCTGAGAGTGTTGATGAAACTACTGATTCAATAAGATTACGGCAAAAAGATCCTAATGAATTCTTAGAGGATAGCTTTAGGACTATAGAATTAACCGACGGTGTAAAAGCCGTTATTGGCAGACTAAAGGATGGCAACGATATGGATGAGAAAACAGCTCAAGAATTAGTATCTGGCATCAAGCAAATGGGAACACTTTTGCAGACATTAAGTGCTAATTCCCAACGGTCGATTGAATTGACTGAGAGTTTGGTTAAGCAATTTGAAGAAAAAGCTAAACCAGCTATGGATGATGAGAAAGAAGATGAAGAGGAATGCGCTTGTAAACCTAAGAAGGAATGCGAGCCTACTGAAGTTGTTCCAGTAGAAGAACCTAAGGTTGATGAAGTAGAAAAGAAATTAAACGAGTTAGATGCTAAGATTGAGCGTTTAGCTGGTTTTGTTAAGATCATGGCTGAGAGAATATCTGAATAGTTCAGGTGTTTTTTTTGTATTCGGGCAGGTAGCCCATTTTAAATTAGAAAAGGGAGTTTCTGTTATGTCTAATGTAGATCATATCAATGATGTACTCGTAAGCGGTAAGGCACCTGCTCACATTGGAAAGCCGGTATTTGCTAAAGATTTCGATTATTGCCGAGTTGCTGGCGCTGATTCTATGGACAAAGTATTCGGTAAATGTATTTCTGATGACGATGCTAAGTCATCTAGTGCTCCTCTGAACTTTGGTTCGATCAAGTCTGTAGGCTATATGCCTGACGAAACACGTCTTAGACTTCTTCAGTTCAAAAAAGCAATTTCTGACGTTCAAATCCAAGCACAAATCAAGTCTCGTTTAGCTAATCCTTCTAAGGCTTGCATGGAAAGCGTACCTGCTTTCAAAAACTTCATGGCAATGTGTAAAGCTTTTGAAGTATCTGATTGGGATAAGTGGATCGATACAGTTCAAGCACGTTTCTATTTTGAAGAATATGAAATTCCTTTGATGCTTGCTGACCAATTCGACCAATTGCCTATGTCTAGCCCAATAGTAAGAGTTCCCGGAGCTCTTGGTTTACTCGAAGGTGAACTTGAAGCTGATGATGGTACATTTAGCGCACAAGCTAACAGCCAAGCTAGTTATTTGGTTGAGTCTAAAAACAATGTTTGTCACGCTGTAATTACCCAAGATCTTCTTGATGATTCTAGCCCAGCTATTATCGACAAGTTGAGAAAAGAAGTAATCAAAGGCATCGCTAGAGCATATGACAAAGCACTTCTTGACGGTGATACCTCTATAGCTCACCAAGACAGTGATGTTGTTTCTGCTAAGTCTTTCAAAAAGGCTTTCACTGGTCTTCGCAAGATGGCTTTTGCTAACGAATTAGTAGTTGGCGGCGGCGCAATCGTTCTTGATAATGCTGGCGATACAGTTTCTAAAGATTCTTTCGCTAACCTTCTTAAGGCACTTAAGACACAAAGCGCAGAGAAAGACGATCTTTGCTACATCATGGGCTCTACTCCCCATACTGACCTGATAACTGGCGCAATTCCTGAGTTGTTTACAGCGTTTGCTTTTGGTTCGCTGGCATCTAACAGAACAGGTATCGTTCCTCCAGTATTTGGTGTTCAGCCAGTTCTTTGCTCTAACGTAAGAGAAGATCTTAACGCTGCTGGCGTTTATGATGGCGTAACAACTAACCTGACTTATATGTTGCTTGTTCAGAAGAGCCGTTTTGCTCGTTGGACACGTCAAGCGACTAAAGTTTGGGCCGCTCCTAGTCTACCTTCTAGCGACATGATGCTCATGAGCGCAAAAGCAAGACATAGCTTTGCTGGTATTCCACAGACAGCAAAAGAGCGATCTGTAGTTATGTTGAAAAACATTGGCTTGGCATAAGCTAAGTAAGCAAGGGCTATTAATTTAGGTTAATAGTCCTTGTTTCTTTTCTAGGATTTAATCGATGAAAATTTACCAATTAAAGTTCTCTATTCCATTTTCAAGACAGAACCTTTGTTTGGGTAATGGAATTTACGTTGAAAACGGCGATGAATTACTTGTTATGGAAAGTCTGGGAAAAGCGATACTTCTCAATCATAAGCGGTTTATAAAAGAATCAAAGCTAACAGAAGTTAGATCACTATCGGGTGGTTATTATTCTGTAGTTAAAAACCCAAAGAAGATTGAGAAAACTGAAGAATATTCACCATCAATGCCATTATCTGATAAGTCGTTATCTAAAAAGATAAGGGTGAGGAGAAAGAAAATTGATCCTACTTGACTTGAATACTGATATTAAGCCGTGGTTAGGCATTGATCCTTCAGAAACGAAGTATGATGCTTTGTTAACTACGATTGGTGATGCGATGGAGGCTGCTGTTATCAACTATTGTGAGACAGATTTCCAGCTTCATACAGTCACTAAAGAGGTATTGGATGGTAATAATAGCGATGTGATTATTACTAGGAATATACCCGTAAAATCAGTTGAGGCAATTTACTTTAATTGCGATGTTCAGGGCAATAATGGCTCATTATTGAGTGATTTAAACTATCAGGTATTTCCAGAATCGATAACCTTACAAAGTATGCGTACTCCCTTCGCTAGAAGTAGAGTGAGAGTTGACTATACTTACGGATATAGTGGGCTACCTAGCGATGTTAAATTATGTTTAATGCAGTGTGTTGAGGCTGAATGGAGAAGAAAGAATCAAAAGTCACTTCTTGGAGCAAACATAAGCAAGAAGGATGAATCTGATTCTGCTGCTCAAAAAACTAATGAATGGGATACAAAGACTGGTTTACCTATGGTTCTTGTTTACAAGTTAAATCCATATAGGGCTTTTGAGTTCCCATGTCAGCCAATGGCTCAGAGGAATCAGTGAAAAGTTTTAAAGAGATTAAGAGAAACAAGCTTTACCTTATAGAGAGAGAAACCCACGATAAATATTGCGATGGCGAGGGTAAGATCTTAAAGTTCAATATATTTAGTGGTCAGAGACTTGATGAAGATTGTGCATTCTGCAAGAGGATGACAAGTTATCGATTAAGAAAGCATCTAGAAAGAACAGAAACCTATGGCGAAAAAGATACTTCCAATACAGATGTTGGAGATGAAGATCAAGAAGCTGACGAAGGCTTATGATAAGGCTGTTCTCTATACTCTTGCCAAATTAGGCGCCGTAGCAAAACTAGAAGCTATCCAAAACTCCAAGAAACAATTCATAGGTCGTGGCGATAGGACATTATCAGGTCGGTTGATGAATTCCATCTTCTGGCGAGTGGGTGCTTATAAGAATAGGGATACTGCCTTTGTCGGTACGAGGGGTGTTCCTTACGCTAGAATTAACGAATTAGGAGGAAAGATAACTCCTAAAAAGTCTAAATACTTATGGGTTAGATCTCCTTACGCAGCTAGAAAGGGAGCTAAATTTAAGAATTTTACTCCTAAAGATTTCTATATGGCAGTCAAGACCGATCCTACTCATTACTTTTATGGTGGCTCTTTTGGAACTACTGGTACTGCTATGTACAAAAGGGGTAAAACATTTGAGGCATTATTCTTCCTTAAAAAATCAGTTTGGATACCAGAACGTCCGTATTTAAGACCAGCAGCTAAGACTGCATCTGGTAAGTTTAACGAGTATTTCTCAGCCGTTTACGGCGATTTATTTACGAAGGTGTAAACATGGGCTTACTATCTGATATTCAAATTGGGCTTGCGACTAGACTAGCGAAAGTAACCAGCGCAAATGGTTATACTACCAATGTTTTAAATGTTCTTTATGATAAAATACCAATGGCTTTGGAGCTAGAAGATCATGAGCTACCTACTATTCTTTTGCTACTAAGCAGTATTAGCATAGAGCGCAAGGTAGGATGTAACGAGAATACCGCAAATTTCGAGATACAAATCGTACTTCCCGGCGATTCATCTGACTCAGAAATGATTCAGTTTGCGTCTGATATCTATAAGGCTATTTATTCAGATGATCCGGTGACAGCAAATATAAATGGCATTAGAACTATTCATCCTGCCATATTTGACATAAAATCTGATAATATAGAATTTGATCTCAATATGATTGAGGCTAATCGATTTGCAATGATTAATTTGC